CCCGTACCCGTCCCCGGACCCGTACCCGGACCCGGAACCGTCCCCGTCCCCGGCCCCGTACCCGGCCCCGGACCCGGACCCGTTCACGGACCCGTACCCGGACCCGGACCCGGACCCTATCGCGCCCATACTGGCACCTGTTTGATTGAGGCCATCGCCTCTTTAGTCACTGGCAGTAGTTCAATCGCCTCAGTCAGTACAACGCTTGAAACTTCACATGGAAACTTGCAATTTTCCGGTTTCTTCACTCCATCTTGCGAGAGCTGCGAGAGCGATGCCGCGCCGTCCCAGTACCACAGCCGCCTTGCGTTACTCATTTCAACCTCTTTGCCTTTTCGAGATACCAACGTTCCTGCAAATACCCCAGCCGAATACGTCCTGCAAATGATGTAGTCACCCTTTTCCATCGCGTCCTCCATGTGTTGTTAGAAACCCCCATCACTCCATCCCCTTTCGGCGTGAGTTCTCACGCCAGCTCCGAAAGATCTGCTCACGGCAGTATTCCATCTTCACCGTCTCGTGATATTCCCGCCACAGATCCCGCACCACCCACCAGAGCACCACCACTAGCAACCCTTGCAGCACGTACCCCACGGCCACCTTCCCACCGATCAGAAAGGCCGATAAGCCACCGATCCAGAACGACAGCAAGATGAGGCATTCAACCCAGGTTAAGCGCGTCATGATTTCCCCCAGATATGATCCATCACCGCGACCGCGACCGATAACACCATAAACGCAAGATCCATCATGATTTCATCCGTTCGTACTTCCTGCACATGTTCATATGCGTCTTAGCCGCTTCTCCGGCTGTCGCGCAGCGTATACCTTCAATGTTTCCCAGATCTATCTCTGGCAGCCTAAACCCGCAAGCCTTGTCCGTGCAACTACTCCCGCGTAGCGTGCGGAACACATACGTCTCAAAGAAATCATCTTCACCGCTCCCTATCGTCTTGCGTGCATCTTCGATGTAGTAATCTCCAACCGTTGAAATGAGGTACTTACCTACCTTCGTACATAGATGGAATCTGCACGAGCTGGCCACACAAAGATGCCCGGCATGCCCGTACCATGTCCACGATATAGTTTTCACTTGCCCTCCTTGGCGTCCTGTATTTTCATGTCGGCGTAGAGATCTTTAAAATCCGCATCGCACTCGTAACACGTTCGCTTACCGATCCGCGCCCAGTTGCCACAGGAGCAGACTTCCCATGAATCCTCATCAAGCAGATAATCAGGCAGTGACATCACCGCACCTCCTGGGCATCTGGAAGACTAAACCACCATTCCATCGCTCGCACCTCTGCCCGTGCCTGAAAGGCGTTCGCCTTCGTACCCCATTGCATCGAGCAGACACAACACATGGAGTAGGTCCCGTCATGGTCACACAACGTCAATTCAATCGGTCGAAGCTGGCAATAGGGACAGATCATAGGTGATACTCCTCAGCGTTCTCCACCTTCAGCATGGTCTTGCCGTTCTCCCATCCAAGGTTGTAGCGTCGCTGTTCTTTCTCGTCCTTCGTAAAGTTCACCGGCTTCGTCCACTGAGGAAAAGACTTGGCATCAAGGAATCCTTGCCGCTCGGCCCTCGCCCCTCGCTCTTGCCTTATCAGAAATGCTAAATGCTCATCGTAGGTCATCTCATCACCCCCTTTCGCGTTCATGCCTAGTGATACAGCAAGGCGCATGCCAAGAGGAAATGTTGCGAAACATTGGGGTTTAGAGATGACGGAACGCGGGAAACTTAAAAAAGTGTGACAATTTGCCACAACTTTTAAGTGCTACGTGTGCATACTCAATGAAAATGCATAGTTATATTGTGTAGCACTTTTGTCAGTGTCATATTATTTAACGATTCTAATAGTTTGCGAATTGCAGAAGACGCAACGCGAATGTTTCTACGGAATGCACAGCCTTCATGGTGTTGCATTTCACGCATGCCAGGCAATAATTCTCGATGGAGTCGGCTCCACCCTTGCTCAGTGGTTCTTTATGGTCTATATGCGCCTGTACGCCGATCAGTGATCGGCAACAGTAGTAGCAGCGATTATCCTGGTCCTCAGCGAGGAGTGCGAGTACGTCTTCTCTATCGATCTTTCTGCGGTTATGAACACGCGGGGATGGGTCTGGGCTTTCTCCTTGTTGGGATGCTGGTGGCGGGAGCTTGGGAGGAACATACCGAGGCGGGACAGCACGCTTTGTGATAGGATCTATGAGGTAGAGAAATTCACCAGCATCAGAAAGATCTGTAGAGGCAGGAGTAAAATGAGAATCTACAGCGTCGAAGCTATCCATAATGTTTCTTCGTGTTTAAACATACTACCATATGAATAGTAGGGTGAACAACAATCAACGAGGAGGACGACATGCGGACACGATACTATGACGCACTGATCAGGAGGCTGCTACTCGTGAGCGTGTTCATCGTGCCATCGCTCTGCTTCGCGGAAACCGCCGTGGAGATCATCCCAGGCGTGACGCACTACGGCGGACACTCCACCAGCGTCGAGATTATCCCGGGGCACAAGCAATATTATGGCGAGATTAAGGGTAGCGCGACAGAGATTACCCCAGGCATTCAGCACTACCACCTAGAGAGGTCCACACCCACACAAGGAGAGAATCATGGTTTGCCTTATCCCCCTACTGCTAGTCGGGTACTCAGTGACCATCCATACGGCGTGGCACGTGAGCCAAAATAGCGATGCCCCCTACGTGCAAGCCCAGACCTGTAAGACGGGGTTGGGCCTGCATGGGAAGGTCAGTGCCGCGCCGTGGGCCAGCGGAGGAGTTCATTACGGGATGACGTGGAGCCCATCCAAAGACATTGAGCTAACCGTCCAGCCGCAAGTAGGGTTGAGCTATTTCAATCAGCATCACCCCTACGGGCATCGTCAGATCGGCAGGTTTGAGGTCGGGCTGGCGCTCATGGTGAGCTATCAGCGCGTGCATCTCAATCTTGAGTATACCCACCTGAGTAACGGGGAAGGAACCAGCCCGACCAATATCGGGCTGGATCTTGTAGGGTTACAGGTTGGCTATGCCTTCTAGTATTGATAGGCGACATTGATCGCGCCAGCGTCGAACGTATCGGACCCTGTAGTAGTTAGGCGGATACGATCCAGCGTGGCACTCGTGGCCTTTCTCCCTGCCATCACAATGACTGATCCGGTTTCCTCAATGAAGGTCCCGGCTGCAATCCAGGTATTAGTTGACGAGTCGTGCAAGGTCAGCGTAATCGAACCAGTCACCAGTGTCGCCGCTGTAATAGCATTGGTCACGAGAAATGAGGACGTTGTAGCTGAAGCCGCCGCGCCGATTTCACTCACGCTACTCGCGTAACTAGAGTTTTCAATCCCTCCAGAATCCCCGATCTGTATCACGAGATTCGCGGTTCCGCTCGTAGACACGCCCACGAGCGTCACGATGATCACTCTGACTCCTTCCGGGATGCCGGTGATATCATGGGAGGTCGCTGAGGTGGTGGCCACTGGCGTCATCGGCGTAGTCCCGAGCGTGACATCTTTATCGGGCACCGTAACGGTTCTGGTCGTGCCCGTTGTCAGCCCATCCACTTCGAGCGCGACTTTTTTGGTCGAGTCGGCAGATCCTTGGATGCGGAAGGCTGAATCAAGCGGTTCAGTCTTGCTCGCGTCCAGCGTGGTTCTGGCTGCTGAGGCACTCGCAGCATCCAGGAGCGTGTTGATAAAGACAGAAACGGGCGTCAGACTGGCGGACGTGCCAGCCGCCGCGATGGGATTTCCAGACCCGTCCCAGGCCATAAACATACTCGCCCGATCTGCCGCAGCCGGGAGGGTTGCGCTTGAGGCTGTCCCGGTTTCCTGGTCTGGCTGTTTGAGCGAGCGAGATACCTTCTCTTCGAGGGCTTGGATATACCGCGTCAGCTCATCAAATTTGCTTTCGTGGGTCTCCGGGAGAAACGAGCCTTGATTGCGCAAATCGGTGGATTGGCGAGGCGTTCTGTTGAATTTAATGGCAAGCTGTTCGCCAGATCCAAGCACCCCAGCCGTTAAGGTAATCGTGCCACCAGCCGCCTTGTTCACCCCGGTCACGGTGTAGCTGGTCGGATACGTGAGTGTGCTCACATTCCCCGCTACATCGGTTTGAATCACAAGCAGATCCGTCACGTCGAAGATGCGAAAGGTATAGCTATAGGTCGCCGTGGCCCCCGTCCCGGTGTAGTCGTTCCGTGGAGTTGTGGTCGTGACCACCGCATGCACCGCCACCACCCCGACACCCACCACCCCCACTAACACACAGAGCCAAATCAGCACTTCTTTCAATTTCATAGCGCCCCCTTATTGTTTGCGATTCACATCTTTCCCACTGAGTAACCCACGCCCCACGTCTACCGCGTCCTCCGGTTTCGCCACCCCGTCATAAACATCCGCCATATAGCCTAGGGGTCTCCCGAGGGCACTGGCTGGTAGGCCGGTGGTCAGGCCCAGCAACGTCAAGAAATCCTTCACCGCTCGCTTGCTGTGCTTGTCCTCAGCCATCGCCTCATACACCGAGATCGGCGCACGCACCGCGCTTTCCAACATCGAGACAACCGGCGAGGTGGCGATACGGTCGTCGTACCATTTATTGTTGAGCATGTTCACCCCTGCCAAGGCCATAGGGCCCACCCCTGGCACCATGGCGAAGGAGGTCCGAATCTGCGACATGAAGTAGACGGACAAGGCTTCGTTCAGGTATTCATCCTCGTCGTCGGCATCGAACCCGCCCGAGGCTTTCACGATGATTTCCGCCAGGACTGCCGGGATCATAAAGCCCACGAAGTAGAGGTAGAACGCACGCCCAGCCCCCTTCCGTACCCCCATATCCCGTGCCACCTTTTGAAACTCCGTCCCTAAGAGATTCGCCTGCATATTGAAGTACGAATAGAACATGGTAAAGGCCCGAGTAAACGGTGTGCCCGCTTCAAAGGCCGAGATGGATTCGGGATCAAAGGAGCCTTGCGTTTCCCGTACCGCTGAGTCCGCTTGGCGTACCGCGTCCTGTTCGGTCTCGCCCTTCATCACGGCTTGGTCATACGCCCCGGACCAGGTGATGAGGTCAACAATGTTCTGCGTCCCTTGCTGCATGAAGTAGCCGTGCCGCTTCGAGAAGTTCACCGCTTTTTCATACTTCGTGGGGTTCAAGGTAATATCGTCAATCGTGGCCTGAATCTCCATCACTTGCGTCGTCGTCCGCTGCGCCATGAACTTCGACTTGGCGTGGATGTCCTCCGCCATCGACCCCGGCCCACTGAGATACCGATACAACCCATGCCGCAGGTGCTTGGCTTTGACCTTCGTCAGCGACAAGGAAAATCCGGTGAACTGTTGGAGTGTGTTCACCACGTTCGCGACCATGATCTGAGAGCCGACTGAATTGCGAAGGTATCGGAAGAGTCGGTCCGCGTGGCGGTTCTTTCCTGGCGTAGAGACGGTTTGCTGTGCCGCCCGTTGCAGCCATGGGACTAGCATATCCTTTGCCGCTGTGGCATCGTAGGCATCCAACGAATTCCGAAAGGCTTTGTTCGTCACGAGTCTCGCCGCATCCTTCACCCTCGGTTCTAGGTGGACAAACCGCATGACCTTATCCAGGTGTATCGGGATAGTGCGCAGGTTCAACGCCAAAGGAGCGGCGTACTTCTCCACCCGTCCCTTCGTGAAACCTCGCCCCGTCGTGGGGAACATAAAGGAGTTCCCCGCCTGATCAAACAAATCCTTTTCTTGCCGTATCGCCTGGTCAACCGACTTCGCCGCGTCGGCAATCGCCGGCACATACCCGCCCTTGTATTCGCCCCACTGGGTCTGAATCGGGGAGGCGGTAATTTCGTTGAAGTAATAGCCGTACATGTCATGATGCGCTTTTTGCGCCTCTGGCTTAATCGAGTCCAGTAAGTCCCAAACCCCTTGCGCATAGTCGTAATCAGCCTTGGTCAGCGTGCCATCCCGTTGCGCCCGGTCCACGAAGGCCGTCCATTGGTCCGCCGTCCAGCCGTACCCACGAATCAGCTTGTCCAGGTTGCTCGCGTTGCCGGTGTGCAGGATCGCATGGAGTAAGGCCGGTTTCCCCCGGAACTGGTAGCCTTGTCCCAACTCGGGAGCCGGGATCATCTCATGTGTCATCGTCTTGTCAATCGGCTTCATGAGTTCCATATACCGCTGCATCACTGTCGCCTTCTCAGAGCGGAACGTCACCGCCGCGTCACTGATCGGATTCCAGATGTACTTACGAAACACGCCCCCATGATCGCCGCCGTCCATCGCATCCACCCATGATTCGACCCGCCGCAAGGCCGACACCCAGCTCATCAGCCCCACCTTGGCATCCTCAGAAGCCGACAGATCGCCTAACACCTGCTTCTTCTCTTGAGGCGTCAACGTATCCAGCCGTGCGTTGAGCTGGTCAATGATGTCCTGCCGGTCCACCATCTGCCCGTCGATCTTCGTTTGCTGCACCCGCCTGGAAAGCGTCCACAGAGAGTCGAGGTCAGAGGAGAGCCGGACAAACTCATCAACCGTGAGCGCGGTATAGGGCAAGGGCCGAGGAGCAATCTCATCAACGACTGGCTTCCACTGCTTGTACAGGTCCTCGTCATAGGTCTGGATTGCTTCAAGGTACTGTGCCGCCGTCTTGTCGGTATCCGGTCCAAGTCCGTACTGGGCCAGAATAGCCCGACCGACATTCACGAGATCCACATTGCGAGACTTCGCTAGCTTCTCATCTGTCTTATGGTACCGCTTGGCGAGATCCTTGGTCTTCTCAATCTGTTCCTGCAAGAGGAGCGCGTCACGGAACAACGCGAGGTTCAAGAGTTCTTGCTGTTTGAAGTGCCCCGCGTTCACCCAGTCATCCTTTGCTGCTGCCTTGGTCGCCTTCCGGCTCGCCTGCCGTGCAATGATGCTGTACTGATTGGCGTTGACATTCTTCAATGCGGTTCTGGCAATGATCTTCCTCGCGGTCTCGCGCACCTGTTCAAGCGTCGGCGTCATGGTGGCCAGGAGATCGCGTCCCGCCTTCGCTGCCGCCTTGGTTTCGTCCTGTGCCGCTTTGACGAACTTCGCCACATCCCGCCGCTTGGCGTTCAAGGCTTTCAGCTCCGCATGGACGACCTTTTCTTGTAGCTCGTTGAGCACCGCCGTTTTCGCTTCCTCCGCTATCGTGCCATCGGTCAGCAAGTCGCCGTGTGCCTCACGCATGCGCCGATTGGTCTCAGCCTGAATCAGCTTGTCTTTCGGTCTGGCATTGGCCACGGCCATCACGAGTTCTTGCCCCGTCTGGTAGCCAAAGATCGGCGCTGCCACGTCGGGATGCATTCCGTCTTTATCGGTCATCCCCTTCGGGAGCGTCTTGATAAAGTCCTTCCCAAAAATCTCCTCCATCGCTTTGCGGTTCAGCTTCATCGCCTCAATGCCGTTGGGAATCTCCGACCCATCCGGCATCTTCCCGGTCTGCAAGACGGCTAAAGCAATGTACTCGTTCTGATCGTTGACCTCTGCCGTAACGGTCTGCTCCATCGCGGCCCGTTCCGTCTTCCACCACTCCTCTTTTTCTCGTGCGAGCTGCTTCATCAGCTTCGCTTGCAGGGTTTCCCGCGCCTTGGTGGAGGCATTGGCTACCGTCTCTTTGTAGGCGTCGAACTGCTTCGGCGTCATTCCAGCAGACTCAGCATCGGTAAACATCGGCACGACATCCGCCTCGGCTGCCGCCTGGTCGATCTGGTCGTCCGTCGCTACCATCCGATCCATAACCGCTCGCACATCATCATTGAGCTTGACCTGTAATGGCTTGGTCGTGAGGGTGCGGTAGACCTGAATCAACCAGTTGCGGAACTTGGCGAAGACTTCACGGAGGGCCGTCGATGGACTCTTGCCCTCCATCGCGTAGGCTTCAAAGCCTCTGGCGAATTGCTCATGGTGCTTCGTCTGGATAGCCGCTTTGATCGCGTCTTTGCCGGATGCGCTAGTCACGTCCAGACCCATCCATTTCAAGATGGTGTCTAGGTCGTCTGTCAGTTGATTCCTATCAGGCTGTTCCTTACCAGTCTCTATAACCGATGTATCCCATATGACCGTTTCAGTTGGAAAGAGAGCGCCTTTCTTCCCTGCTTTCTTGGCTTGCTGAATAGCGTCAGCCACCTCAGGGGAGTCGTACTGAAATCCTGATTGCGTAAAGTCAGCCAGTTGCGTTTTGTCTATGCGCCTCTCCAGAATGGGGCCTTCGCTAAATGCCGTGGCTGTTTCCGCCCAAGACTTATCACCCTCCTTACCAAAGAACACCGCAGGGCCGGTGAGGTCAGTCCCACCAGCAACCTTAAATCCTTCACGCTCTATAGCTTGAGATGCTTCTGTAGTCGTGCCATGAAAGAATGACCCGTATTGATTGGATGATTGAATGGTCGCGTCGTCAATCAGTTCGTTGAGCCAGAGGTGCCCGGATTCGTGGATCGCGGTCGAGAGATCCGCCCCGTTGAAGAGATTAATGATAGACTGTTGATCACCGAACGTGATGGAGCCTTTCGGGGTATCGTCACCCTGGTACAACGGCCCGCCCTGTTGCTGGCTGGATGGGTTAGGGATCTGAATGCCGAAATCTTGAGGGGTCAGTCTTTTTACAATCTGTACATTTTTTAGAACCGGCTCGCCATCTGCGCCTGTTCCTACACGTTTCCCTGTAACAAGATAAGATGGCACACCGGTAGCAGTTTTTTGAATAATGGCAGCGGGGAGAGCATCGCCTTTGAACGCAATATGATCGGTCGCAGGGTCCAGCTCCGCTTCATAGACGCTAATTCCTTTCTCTTTTTTGCCAGTAGAATAATCAGTGCTATGTCCCGCTTTCGGCAAATCGCCGTACCTGATATAGACAACCTTTTGGTATTGCTCTAATCCTCTAGATGCCAGATGCCTTGCTTTAGTTTGCGCTGCATCGAGAGCATTTTGATCAGGCACAAACCCTGGTTGCCCAGAATTGCTGATTTTAACCAAGGCCCCTTGCTTATCAAAGAAAGCAGACCCTTGACTGGCAGCCGCGTTGCCGTCTACCGTTCCAGGGATATTGTTGATTCTAATTATCGGGCCATCTGTACTATCTGGTACGATCCATCTGCTTTTATCGCCTATCTCTATGCTTAGAATCCCAGGACGATCAATTCCGTATATGTCCCGTTCTGCATACTCCTGAGCGCGTGAAATAAACGTGTACTTGCGCCCAGGCTCAGGGGGTGTTTGCGTAAACGTCTGCCCCTCCATCGGGAGCGATTGCTGTGCCGCTTGGGTAAAGAGGGCCTTGATCTGTTCGTTGGTCGTGGTCGCCAGGTCAATCGACCGCGCCTTCAGGAAGTCCTTCATGGCGTCGAGATTCATCTGCACATCCAGCAAGGCCGCGTTCTCTCGCCCTTGGGCATAGACCGGCGTGCCGCGTGTATCCTTGTCGAGCGCATCCAGAAGCGCGTTGATATTCCGGTCCTCCAAATATCCCGCCTCAGCCGCCAGCTCTGCCGCATCATCCAGCGTTAAGCCATCCTTACGCGTCAGCTTCTTTTGAAACGCCTTCCGGCTGCCGTCTACGTCCCGCGCTTTCAGTTCCCCGCCCTGGTCCTGCACCCCGCCTTTCTCTCTGAGGAAGTCCGCCAAGGACGGCCCGTAGATATCCTGTGCCCTGGGGGCATCCCCAGTTCTCAAGCGGTTCAAGAGGGCATCGAGTTCAGAAGTCTTGCTGTGTAGTTTTCGTAACACGTCAGGGAGTTCACGCTGAATCGTGAGGTTTTGCGCCTTGAAGAGTTCGGCTGGATCTTCCCCCATCCCGCGCCGTGCCGCTCTGGCCTGATACCGTTGCGCGAAGTACTCGGCAAATGGGCCAATGGCGTCAGGGTTGTAGCCTGCCGCTCTGAGCTGTTCCGAGATATCGTTCTGGATCTTCACCAGGGGATCGGTTGCCGATTGGACTTGTGCCCCGTCCTGTGCGGTTTGGGCTTCCAGGATCTTGTCTTGCTGCTCCATCCATTCCGCCGCTTCCCTGGCGTTCATCGCGTCAAGATCGGTCTTGAGTTCATTGGCAAAGAAAGCGTTATGCTCCGTCCCGGCTAGCTTACTCGCATAGTCCGCCGTCTTAATCGGCAACGGTTGTCCGGTCTGTATCGCCTGATCGTAGGCTTCGGGGTTGCCGGTAATCTCTGCGTACACGTCCCGAGGATCAACGCCCTTGCCTTGGAAATAGGTGTTGAAGGTATCGGCCGGCACATAGAGCGATTCAATCGGCCCGTCACTCACCGACCGTTCAATGATGGTCTTGAGGCTGTCCGGGAGGTTCTTGGCGAACTCTGCCGATTCCGCCACCTTGCCCACCGCTTCAAAGGCTTTCTTAGTCTCGTTCGCCCGTTTCACCTGTCGCAGGTCTTGCACGAGGTTTGGCGTGGTCAGAACGGTAGAAGTTCCTACGCTCGACTGGACTCCTTTCTTAAATTCCTGAATGGACTGAGCTGCGTTCTCAGCCGAGAAGATCCGCCCCAGGACTTCCACGGGCGAGCCGCCGTCCTTGGCCCACTTGGCCAGTTCTCCTCCGGTCTTCGTGACATACATCTGAAATACTTCCGTCGCCCCTTCCTGTATCGACGTGATACCAACCTGCTTCGCCATTCCGAGAATGGCGCCTCTCGCCGTGGGGGTTTTCAGTAGTTCCTTAACCCCTTTGCGCGCGAGATGCTTCACCCCTGGCAACTTATCAATCAAGGCTTCCATGCCGGTAAGTCCTTCAACTGCCCCGTTGACCGCCCCCGCCATGAGCGCAAGCCCTTTGATCGTCGTTTTATCGAGCGGGTTGCCCTGCTCGTCTTTCAGCTTTTCATAATCGATATAGGCCGCGTTCCGTTCGACTTCCCCAGCCGATACGGCGGCACCCCAGCGCAAGCCAACCAGCCCACCGGCCACCCCGCCCCCAATCGCCCCGGCTGCCGTCCCAGGAGGTCCACCAGGAGAACCGACAATGGCCCCCGCTGCCGTGCCTGCCACCAGCCCCTTCGCGGCGTACTCAATCTTGCCCTTCAATCCTCGCACCAAGTTCGGGAACTGTTCGACCACGGCCCCAGGAATTTCACTAAAGCCATCAAGGTCAAGCCCTTCGTTCGCTCGTCCAATGTCTTGGAGTTTCTGTTCTATCTCAGCCTGCCGCTTCCGCTCTTGTGGGGTAATCTGATCATTGAAGGCTTTCCCGCCGAGGTCCACCAGCTCATCCATGAGCTGACCGGCATCCTCGGACCCACCGATAAACCGAATCTGTCGTTCGATGTAGCTGAGTTTCGAGACATCGTTCTTCGCTGCCGCCACATGGTCAGGATGCTCGGCCAGCCATCCAGCAAAGGCGGGAGACTCCTTCATGAGCCGATCCGGGTCAAAGTCTTTCTTGATGGATTCCTGTTCTACGAAGTCTTGATTGCGTTCGATGAACTCTTTCGGTAAGCCGGTGCGCCCGAAGAGTTGCAGGATCTTCGTAGACTTCGAGGTGTCTTTCTGAAGGCCAATCGAGGAGGAGGCTTTCAGGCTGTCTTTCTCCTCTTGGTCGGCCCATAAGGAGAGAGAGGATTCCAGGCTTGCCGAATTGCTTGGGAGCGCCACCCGTTCAGCGTTTCCAGCAAATGGGCTCATTCCGCCAGCTATCCTCTTCTGCGCGTGAGACAGCGCCTTGTCATAAATCGCATCCGATGGCTTGTCACCAGCAAGAAGAGAATCAATTTCAGCCCGAGACAGACCAGGCACGAGTAGAGGGAAATGGATATTCTTTCCGTCTACGTCCATGTCCGCGCTGAGTTCAGTGGAAACGGTCCCGCGTGGATACCTGGGATCTTTCGAGGGAAGTGGCCCGTAGAATCCATCGCCCTTGGCTGTGCCATCTTGGCGCATCCCGTAGGACGATGACGGCGCGGCCTCTTCCGCATCGGCAAAGGCTGCGAGCGAGTCTTCTAATGACATTTATTCCTCTATGATCTTGCGGGTTTGGTCAATCAAGGCTTGCCGGCCCAGCTTGCCAGCTTTACGCAGTTGTTTCAAGGCATAGATCCGCTCGATCTTGGCGTTGTCGAGTTTCTTATTTGCATCTCGCAAGAGACCTTTCACCATATCTTGGTAGCCTGCTGGGATGTCTTTGAGTGGAACACGGACGGTCTTATCCTTGAAGGAGTCAAACTCTCCCACCGCTCGTTGCTTGCCACCGACCACCCCAAAGAACGGGAGATCAATCCCGCCCACCTTCACCTGAGCTTTCACTTGCGCATCGACGACTTCTTGAATTGCCTTCTCTTTCTCCGCGAGTGGCGCATCCTTCGGAATGGTCGCCATGCGTCGATTGATCGCCGATTCTACATTGTTCCTCAACACCTGCTGTTCAGGTGGCAACTTGCTTAATGGCGTGTTCAGGTCAAAGTAGCCGGTATTCGCCATCGCCTTCTTCGTCATGTCCTCCATGGAGAGGAATTCACTATACTTGATATCCTTCTTGCCGTCTGGATTCATCGCGTTGATTACCCCGTTCCAGCGCGTCAAGAGCTTGTCCCCGTCGCCATTGTCGAGATTGTTAACGTAGGCCATCATCTGTGAGCGGGGGACTTTGGCGAGCTCCTCATCCTTCATGGAGTTGATCTGGACCCAGATTCCCATATCCGTCGATTTCTTGCCTGGGTCTCTCGCGTTCCTGAGGTATGTTTCAAGGGTGTGCCGGTCCTGAATGCTGAGCGCGGCCCACCGATCAGCCGGGACCATCTCCCGCGCCGTCTTCGTGGGGTCCTGTTCCCACTGCTCATCGATCAGCTTGGTCGCATTGGCAAAGGTCTCTTGATGCTGTTCGCTTTTTCGCTTGTCCTCTTGCGCAAAGGCGTGATCGAGCTTTTGGAGAACCATCGCCCCGACCTTCTCATCCACCATGGCATTGGCGGTATTCGTCGCCACCCGCCGCGCTTCCGCCGTATCGGTCCCCGCCGCCATAATGTTGAGGAATTGCCGGTGTGCCTCGCCTCTGGTCGAGCCTTCATCTAAGGACTTCTCCACATGGTCCCGGTCTGCCGCTGTAAACTGGATGACGCTGGGGAATGTCTTGATCTCGCCGGTCGATTCATCCACCTTCGTCCGTTCAACCTCATACCCCTTCATCTGTTCGTAGTACTGCTTGGCCGCTTTGTCGTTCCCCTGATCCAACATCCCGCGTATGGCGTTCATGTTCATCTTCGAGTAGATGCCGGTCAATTCGGCCTTGTGCGCGTCATCGTCCCACCCCTGCCGCTCGGCCATCATCGCCACTTTTTGGGCAATCAAGCCCTTTTCTGCCCCGATCCGTATGGGGTCGTTCGCATGGGCGCGAGACAGGTTCACCGCCTGTTCTAGGTTGTTCGTATAGGTCAGCTTCTCAAACGCTTCTGTCTCTCGTGTCGCATAGTTCAAGGCCGTCCGGTTCAGTGAGTCCCGTTTATGCTGCACCACTTGTTTGAACATCTGCCGTTGCCGGTCGTTCGACAGCGCCCCGGTCAGTTTCGTTTCGACCGCGCTAAATTGCTCATCGACGAAATCCCGCGCCGTCACGGCATCCCGGCCCTTCATCTGCCCCATCTTATCGAGGATTTCTAGCTCAGAATTCCCCGCGATGGTCTCCGCTTCCATCACCGCCGCACGGTCAGCCGCCTGCAATTCCCGCTCGTACATCGCAGAGCCGAGCCGTTGCAGGGTGCCGCCTATCTCAGCCCCAAAGGCCGAGGGAGAGGGGGCACCCTGAAGGCGGACGCCGGGGAGGGCGGCGTCACTCACTTGCTGGTCTCGCGCTGGCACTCTCGGCATGTGACCCCCTATTTCCCGTACTTCGCCATTAACATAGAACCGGCTCCACCCAGGATAGTATTAAAGGCCCCGAGGTCGCCTTCCTTCTTGGCCACTCGCCCTTGATACCGAAGATTATCGGCTTCCGTCTTATAGCCCCAGGCTTCCTTTTTCGCGTTGGTCTGAATGGTCTTCGCGTCCAGTTCCCCTAAGTAGGCCGCATCGGCTTGCGTATCGAGTGCCGACCCTGAATTGATATCGACCCCTTGCGCAGCGAGATTGACCCTCTGCGAGCCGATGGTCTGCTCGGTCTGCCCCCGCATCTTCTTTTCGTTGATCTTCCCTCGCGTCAGAGCGTCTTGTGCTTTCGCGTCCGCAATGTCGGCGTTGCGATGCAAGATCTTGTCTTGTTCGTTTCCGGCCTGCACCTGGCTAAATGCCTTCAACCCTGTGCCAACCCCCATCATGCCAACCCCTGCCGAGATGCCCATCGATTACCCTCCCACCGAGACAGATGGTATGACCGCCAGTAAGGACATCGGGAGCGGGTCCCGTTGCCGGATATGCACCCGTCCGCCCGTATTCCACGAGGCCGACATAGAGATAACCACCTTGCCCGTCACGCCCTCAATCGTGTCATATTCGTCCCCTGGTGTCCGTTGGGCATGTTCGTAGAGGTGATCGGGATTGACCGTCCCATCTTCATTCGGTTCGCCTGCCCAAATACCACGAGACGACTCCACCAGCAACGTCACTTGATTGATCTGCTTTTTCTTATCGGCTAAGGTCTCGTGCCCTAAGACTTCGAGATCCAGGGTTTGGGCATCCGACACATAGGGCAATCCCACATGGATGATTTCCGCATGGTTCTCGATATCCTCTGAGAGCGTCCCGCCTGAGACGGTAATGACCGGATCATCAATCCCGTTCGTCATCACATTCCCGTCCGCCAGGATCGACACCGTGGCCCCTTCCAGATGGTCAAGTCCCGTCACGTTCGTCACGGCCATCGACCAGACCGTAATGGCCACACTCTGAAACGCTGCCGGAACGGTTTTGTGCGCGTTCACCGTGACCACCGTTACGCTGGTATAGCCGACAATCTCACACCGCAATATCTCTGTTGTCTCAGATACGCCATCTTCCGGCGTCCATGTCTCTGTCACAATCTTGAGAAAGATCGCCTTGCCCACATCCCCGGAGGCAAACGTACTACCGCTCGCCGTCAAGGTCAAATCTTCGTCAAAGGTCCAATTGGTCCCATCTGAAAGCGTCATCGTAGTCGAGCCGGTATGCCGTCCGTCATAGCTCAGGTAGCTATCCATGAAGGTTGCATCCACCGCAATCTCGCTGATCTTTCGGCTGGACATCCGCTCCACGTACCGCACCGTTGCGCCGTTAATGGTCCGCTTGATGATCGCGTAGACCATATCTTCCTCACCTTCCGGCACGGCCACGACATCCTCAAAATAGCCGTAGGTATCGTGGTCATGCCATCCCCAGATTTCATGCTCACGGAGATAGGTCAAGCCAATCAAATGCCCATCCGACCGCGCCGCCCATACAATGGAGTTGGGAATCTGTGCATAGTCCCAATGGACCAACGTGTACCCGTCAAACAGATGCGGAGAGAACACCGTGAGATCACGCCCCGCGTAGCCGTTGGAGTTCGCTTCGTATTTAATATCACGGACAATCGACCCACGGGCCTGCACGAAGAGAAAGCTATTCGCGATAATCACCGGCTGAATCTCAGAGCTGCCGTGTGAGCTTTGCTTTTTGAATCCCGGCGTCCCTGGCGTCAATCCGCCGTTGCCATCGCCGATCAAAATCCATTCAGCCCCTTGCGTCAGCACCCAGTATTCCGACAGTTCGATAAAATGCCGGATGCGGTTGACCTCGCCTCCCGCTGGGGTCCAGATACAGGCGTCATCGTCCTGCAAGGGGGATGAGCGGCTGAAGTTTTTATACTGCCCCGCCTTGCTCGCATAGATTTCCTCAGGCGCGTTCGTCTTCCCGCCGTAGCATTTCCGCTGCTGGAGATAGCCGTTACAGGCCGGTCGGTCACCGGTGCCAGTCAGATCAATCGGCAAGGTCGGAGGCGTGACGGTGTAGTCTGGGGGAATCCCGTTATCCACAAAGGTCGTCCCCGTCGCCACCCCGACAAAGCCATAGGTCCCGCTGCCGTCATGCCGGTAGACGTTGTACTCCTGTGCTCCTGCGACCGCCCCAATCGTGAGGGTACGCGGAGCGCCAGAGCTAGGGACGGTACTGGACCCGCCGTTGATCGAGGCAATCGACTCTTCGAGTGTGGTCGCCTTCACCGCCGTCGCCACCCAAATTGACACCGAGCCGTTTACACCAGACACCGCGAGCGACCCAGGCGGGCTGATCGCCGGGGAGAGCGTCACGCCTTGCAGCGTCCAGTTAGTATGACCAAACCGCGACAGTTCGTAGATTTCATAGCCGGTATGGGTAATAGTGATCACGTCGGCAGACTGGGAGAAGTACAGCGTGGAAAGATCCGCCGTCACAAACGGCGTCGGGATTTCGTAAATATCCCCCGCTGGCATGGCATACCAATACGTCGCATTGGGGGGCGCGTTGCCGGTGGTATTGGCGATGCAGTAGTAATTCACGCCTCCCGACAAGGCCAGATCCCCGATCACATAGGCCGTAGCTCCATTGTAGGCTGCGACGCCCGACACGGTAATCAAGGCCCCGTTCCGAATGAACCGCAGCGTGGCGTTTTCAAACAGGAGTACATAGGTCTGATCGGCGTTAAACACGAACTTCCACAGTCGGCCCGTGGAGGAGTGGGTCCCTTGTGGCGTGATGTACTGAAAGCCGGAACGGTTCGACAGGCCCCCATGCCGCCGCACCATGAAGTTGCGACACCGCGCGAGCCCACTCTGATACTTGACGACATCGGCACGGCCAAAGATCGCCGGTGCCACTTCCCCAGAGGCGAAGTTCCGTTGAATGATGGAATTGCCCATTAGGCTCGACTCCTGATCGCGTCGGAGTCAATCTCCTGAGAGTGTTGCTGTTCGTTCCCGGCTCGCTGTTGTGCTCGGCTGGTCATGGCTTGCCACACCTGAAAACACCCTTGCGTCAATTTCTGGTCTTTTGCCAGTCCTGGCCCAATGAGGAATGCGAGATACCAGGAGATCGCTTCGCCCAGCGTCGGACGGAACAACGCCGGATCTTCCAGTCTCAGCGTATACTCTAACACCGCGTCTTCTTCGTCGGTATAAATCACTCGCCCCGACTCAGAGTATCCAGTGATGAACGGTGGGGGGTTCGGCTCAATCCGTCCGTTCGTGGTCACAATCCGCCGAGCGTAGAGACAGTCGGACGGGTACTGATAGAGGTAATCCCAGTCGTCGTTTGGGTCTTCTTCGACCAGCCCCAAGGTGACGTACTTCGTCGCTTCTGGCCACGGGTAGGACTCAAGGGTCATCTCCACGGATTGTGTGTAGAAGTTGTTGACCACGTTCGCCTCGTTCGACCGCTCAGCCAGATCCGCGAGAAACTTGGTATGGCCGATATGCCCTAAGGCCATGTTGCAAATCTGAATATCTGTCAATGGCATGTCACCTCCCTAATCCAGCGTCAATGAGGTCTTGCGCGAGGGTCTTCCCATTCCGTTCTACTGCGGCAACAATCCTGTCAATGGTCGGCCTGCCGCAGGTCGTCACCTTGAACGGCCCACGGGCCAGCCATTCTTTCGTGAACGCCTTTGCCTCGGCCCATCCAGGTTCCTTCTTCTCTGGTGTGTTCACCCCTTCTACGCGGATCTTGACCACGCCCCCAGGCTGAAAGGCGAAGACGTGGAAGGTGTCGCCGTCAGGCTGGTTGACCACCGCCCCGGGCGGCACATCGATGGTCAGGCACCCACCGGCATTGGCCTTGATGGGGATGAGGGCCGCCATAATCAAGAGGCATACCAGGCCGATGACGATCAAGAGAAAAATCAACAGGTCGATACTCACCCAGTTCTGCCACGGTCGTTGAGGAGGTTTCATTTCTTCTCCGTTGGGGTGGAGTGATAGAGCATCTGATTCTTCGACTCACTGCTTGCGCTCGACCCGAGCCAGTAACCGATCACAGCGGAGAGCCCAGAGATCAGGGCCACACTGTTCATGTTGATGATCTGCTTGCCTAGTTCATCCAGATCCTTCGGGGTACCATTGATAATGACGTAGGTGCTGCCACCAAAAAAACCAACCACGATGACCGCAGAAATGAGCCCAGGCCAGAGGCTTTTCGTCTGGATCTGCATCGCTCTCGCGTTCTGCACATCGTTGACCATGATTTCCACCGCCTTGAGCTTCTGCTCGGCTATGGCAATCTTCATCTGCACTTTCTCTTCGGCGGAGACGTGGAACTCATCGATGATCTTCCCGACGCCATCGAACACACCAGTAATCGCGTCCTTTGCCGCTTGCCCAACTTGCCCACCAGGACTCGCGCTCGTCATCCAATCAAAGAATCCCATTATGGTTTCTCCTTTACTGGCTTGTCTGATCGGTGCTTGTCGTGCTCCCGCTCCAATTCGTGAAGTCGCGTTTCATGACTATCGATTTTGGCGGCGTTGATTTTGAAGGTCCATCTTGTCTCAGTGTCTCGTACCTCAAGTGCGGTAACTCTGGATGTAAGGGTATTAACGGCTGAAATAAAATCCGTAAACCACCACCCAAAAGAGAGGCTAATAAGACCACAAGCACCAATAAATAAGGACTTGTAGGTAGGGCCAGTCTCTCGATCTTCGCCACCATGTTCTGCCATGTCATAACATACCCTTCTCCTGCAATCGGCGCTACTGGCTGACTCGCCAGGATTCAAGAAAAATGGCCCTATACGCTCTCGGCGCCGCGCATCATCCCTGCCAATTCTAGCGCACGCGCATTAGCCCACTTGCTTTCCGTTGCAGCGTATGGCATAGTGATTTTATGCCGATGCCAAGCACTGTTAAGACAGGACAAAGATTCGGTAAGCTTACTGCAATCCAGAAGCTTCCACCGCTGAGCGGAAGGACTATTTGGCATTTCAAATGTGACTGCGGCAAGGAGATCAGCGCCAGGCTTAATCATGTCTGCGCTGGATCTACGACTAGTTGCGGTTGCTACATGAAAGAATGGACTGTCGATAGATTCACTACGCACGCCAGAAGTCACACCACTGAGTACTATATTTGGACCAGTATTAAGCAGCGTTGCACCAATAAAAATCATAAGTACTATAAGCACTACGGCGGAAGAGGAATTAAGGTGTGCGCTGCGTGGCTCCATAGCTTTGAAACCTTTCTTCACGATGTCGGCCCACGTCCTAAAGGCTTAACACTCGACAGAATCAACAACGACGGAAACTATGAACCGTCTAATTGCCGTTGGGCGAGCTACAAGGAACAACGCGCCAACAGCCGTCCGGTTATATCTTATCGGGCACGTCTCCTCTCATCATCGAAGCTAGCTCTAAAGCCCTGCCCTTGACTTGTCGGCTCCACAGACTATCCAGCATTTCATCGGCTGCCGTGTCGTAGTTGCCCAGCTCCACCGCTTGCAGGAACTTCACGAACTTCTTCAGGCCAGCCAGCCCAAGGTTAAAGGTCATGTCGAGAATCACCCATTGCCGAGGCTGCGTCAGCTCGGCGTACCACGGGAAGGCATGGGTCACTTCGAGCTGAATGTCTGTCAGGTCATCACGAAAGATCTGATCCGCTGCCGCCTTCGTGATAGGCTTATCTCTGAGGTTGTGCCCGTAGCCAATCGTTTCGATGCCCAGCGAGTCGAGATACATTCTGAGATCAGGCTTCCCCGCCCGGCACTCATGCCGCGCAATGAACTCCGCTAGCGTTTCACTCATAAGTGTTCCCCCGTGACTTCGCCAGGTTTCTGGCTCACCCCGTTCCACTTCCAGCCATGCGCCTTATCCTCGGTATTCCACTGGCACCGCCAACACTTCCAGGCACACGCCTCCTCATACTTTTCGAGCTTCGCGTAACAACCTGGGCATTGTCGTTGCCAGTATTGGCCTTCCATTAGTCCGCCAAGAATCCTGCTTGATAGGTCGATTCAAGATCCGCTTTCATTGCCGCGAGTTCAGCCGCCGCAGCCACGATGCCACCATCCTTAATTTCTATGTATCGGTAGTATTTAGACTGCCATACCTGCTTGGCCGTAGGGACAGGTGGTACAACAGCCAATCGGTTAATGATTTTCCCAACTTGTAAAATGGGCATCGTCGCGGCGGTACGTTTTCGGTCTAATTGATCGATAATCTGATCGACCATATTACGGATACTTTGGTTCGTGGCTCCATCAGGAACAATTAAGATTCGCTGAACAGTGGGCTCCCCATTGTTGCCAGTAAACTGTAAGCGAATGCGCGAGTCCCCTTCTGCAATAGGGTCATTGGAAATGACGGTCGGGTTTTGATATCCCGCGTGACTCAGTACGGGAATCGCGAGTAAGACGCACAGGACTAGGCATATCCGTTTCATGTGTTCTCCTCTGGTATGTGTTGGCATTTATGGCGCTCCTGCTGCATCTTCTGTGAACGTAATGAGCGGGGTGTTCGAGTACGTATCAAGCGCGGTCCCGTCATCTTTTTGGTATCGGCAATTTGCCGTGTTACCGGCAGCCGCCTGGAATACCACCACGCTATCAAGTTCTATTTTTTGCCCAACCGTCAACGCGGGTACGGTGAACGACGAGGATTGATCCCTCAGTACGGCACCCGTCACACAATCGGATCCACACAGCCTATTCGATGTTGCAACGAGTGAAGAGGGAATATCTGGCGTGACCCCCGGACCATATAAACGAAAGATGGTGGACCCAAGCGTATCAATGACTTTCGTATAAGATTCGGCATTCTTTCTGCAATACAACGCGACTCCGAATGGTGACGTCGTCGCGACGCCCCCCGTAATCATCGCCCGTACGCGCACGTACCCATTCGGTCGTGAAGAGATCGGGAGATTCTTCGCGTTGGTGTCAGACAGCCACGAGGCAATCGGTGGCGCTCCTGCCTCAGTTCCGATCGGATAGAGGAAGAGGTAATCGCTCTGGGTCAATGTGGCCGTGGAGGGTGGGTCGGGTATGCCAGGAGCAAAGGACGCACCTACAGTAGCCCAGTACGATGTGCAGCCCTGCGTATAATCCATCACGCCACCGGAGTTCCCGGACTGCTCCGAAACCGCGAGACGCATCGGGCTTAACAGCTCGTCCACGAGTGCGGTCTGATTCGCCCCTGCCGAAATCGAGCAGGAACTTGCCCCCGATGTTGCACTGATGACCGTTTCGCTGGTATTGGTGGGAACCGTGACGGTCGGAACGGCGCTTGTGACACCATTCGACCCATTGGCCGCCCATGCCGTGACCCCACTACTATTATCTAATTCAAACACGTCCATAATCCACGATGTGACCGTGCCCGTAGTCGCCACAGATACCGTGCAGGTCCCACTGGTCGGGGCGGCCCTGACCCATCCCTCGGTGTTATGCACTCCTGCCGAGGCGTGGCTTCGGCCTCGTGCGCCAAAGGTGAAAGACTCCGATCCACAGCTCGATGTAATTGCGGACACCTGCCCGACGTTGAGTCCTCCATCCCTGAGCGCGATGAACACCCCCATGAAATCAAGCCCTGCCGGAACTGTCACTACCCCGCTAATGGCCCCTGTGCCGGAAAACATATGGTGTACGGGAGGATTAGTTGGGGCCGATCCGCCGTATCCAGCGGGGAAACTGCACCCGCCGGTATTGACGTTCAAACGGGTATGGACGTTATAGGCGCCCACACTCCCTACGTCGGTTATTCCGCTGACAGTCGCACCATGCGGGAATTCACCAGTTACCGTATCCCAGAGTTTCGTGGTGGTGAGCACTCCATTCTCGTAGCGATACAGAATCTCCGCGCCCCAATTATTTGTTATGGCTGCCGACCCAGCAGGCCGCCACACTTTACACGTACCCATCTGTGGATCAGTGCTGGTAGGGGTATCGAGTGGCGCGTAGTTCGCATGAGTGCTAGGGTTATAGTTGGCGTTGGCCGAGTTGTACGCATTGACGTTAGTGGCCGTCCATGTGCCGATCACGCTCGCAATGCGGAATCCGTAGCCGGTTGTACTCGCAAAAGACCCGGTGGCACTGACCACATCCAGCGCGAGGCTGTTAGTCAATGTGGCAGAATAGACCCCATCTCCGGGCTGGGCTGTGAGTCGATCCACCGCAAACCCATCTACAGTGTTGTACGCGGTACAGTTCAAGCATGTCGTCGTTTTGTTTCCATTAAATCGATAGCCCGAGGCGAGTTGGGTCGTATCTCCGTGATTCGTGGTATTCTCAATATACATGTGACGGATGTCGGTATCCGTCGGCATCAACGCTGCCGTCGCTCCACGTGCATCAAGAGCAATCCCATTCCATGCTCCACCAAGACCAATGTTGCCATAGAATTTGTTTCGTACGGTATTCCCGGTAATTGCCTCTACCGCGTAGTACTTAAGTTGATCTCCCTCAGCGATGTTGTTCTCAAATACATTATCACTGCCAGGATAGACAATGTAGCAATCATCTGGACCATCTGTAGATGGTGCAGTTGAGGGGTTTTCAACCCCTGCTCCGCTCAAGTCGGCGTAATCCCGACCATTGCAATAATTTCGGCGGATCGTATTCCGTGAGCTGCCCCCACCAATATAAAACCCGTGACGGCGGAAATAATGCGCCTCACTCTCTTCAATCAACGAATCATGTGTATTGTAGAACTGATACACATGCCCCGCATTTCGATAGCGGTTTGGATGCGTACAGAGCATATGGCGGAATGTAATGTGGTTTGAGTTGTAGGCATTGCACACGCCTGCATTCACCCCACCCGATGCCGGAGCCAAATCACCCCCACGAGCCCTCAACCCTTCAACCGTGATATAGGCTGATCCGGTAATGTACAGCGGAATTTGCGTCCCCCCGCTTTTATCAATATAGGCCTGCCGTTCGTTCTGCGCCTGGATGGTGTAGACGGTCCCGGCCGTGCACACTTTCGTGAGAGAGAACGCCCCATTCGTGGTCGTATACGTACCGTCCATGGCAATCAAGGTGTCGCCACATGCGGTATTGGTAAAGGCATAAGACCAGGTAAGCCACGGGGTGCTCGTCGAGGTGCCGTCATTGGAGTTGCTCCCCGCGTCGTCAATATAACGAGTCGCAGCCCATGCAGGCGTGCAGCACAACAGACTCAACACGCAAACCAATAATTGCATCATTGGACCACCAGCGGAGCAATGTGGCGTGTATTGCTGCTCGCAGCCTTAATCGCCACGGCAGAAATCGACCATTGCTCTGATAACGTGGTCGTCCAGCTCATCACGCCTCCATCCGCCCCGGCCTGTTGACTCGCGCCCCAGCCGAGTTCGGCTCCGTCATTGCCTGTATTGAGGTTCGTTTGATTGGCGCCTATCGTTGGATTCGTTGTCGCGATATCGGTCCCAAAGATATCTACCACCACGTCACCGGTGACAACGGTCGCCACGGTCCCAGTTACCGCCGTACCGATGCCAGTTGCCGTGATAAAATCCCTAATTGGATTCGTGGTATCGACACCTGAGCATGTCCAAATCACCACGGCATCTGCTAACGGAGCGGCGCTGTAATTTACAACCACATTATTCGTTCCTGCCGTGGGGTTGGCGATGTACCAAAGCTTCGTTCTAATAGGGTTAGTAAATGCGTCCGTCGTTACCGCTGTCATATTGTTTCCAGCATGCGTAGGGGTGTCGATGGTCACCGTGGAATGGCGTATCGTGATCCCCGCAAACAACACTTGGTTGCTTCCGGCTGGCGTCGTATAGGGAATCGTTTCTGGGTCCGTCGGGGTGGCGTCATTAAACGCGGTCACATCTCCACAAGAGATCGCCGCGTAACTGAGCGACGGCACCAACAACAGACCAAGAAGAATAACGCGAAGAATAACGCGTAAGAGCATTAGAACCCCTTGGCGATTTTGTAGTGGATGTCCATCTGAGTGATCTTGATACCGGCTACTGTTTCCGTCGTCGCAGTCGCATCCACTTGCGCCTGAAACCCACAAAAGTTCCCCCCTGCCGGGGTGCCGTTGATCGTGATAGCTGCCGTGGTCGCGCTGGCTGGATCATTTTGATTGCAAGCAGACCCCCCACAGGAGCCACTTGCTCCAAAGGAGACGGTTGCCGCCTGTTCCCCTGTCGTAGAAATCGTGGTTGGAATGACGGTGCCCGCTGGGTAGCACGCCCCTGATACATCGACTTCAAAGGCGTTCGCCGGTGTGGCGTTGACATTCACTACTGTCACCGTGGCCGTCACGGTACCCCCGTCCCAATTTGCAGGCATCACGAGATAGCGGTAAAACCCATCGCTGTCACTGTCTGTGATCGTAATATAGGGGGAGATCAACCCCCCTGAGATCAGCGCCGTGTCTGTCACGAGCGTCGACGCGCCTCGTGGATAGAGGGCGTCGGCAGGTAGGGGGATCGTCTTGATTGGTCGAGACCCAGAGGCCCAGGCATACTTCTCGTTGTCTGTCAAAGCAGGGTCTACCGTGAGCATAGGGCTAGACCCGCCCACCGTGTAGAGGGACCAATTAAAGCCGCTCCAAATGTAGGTCCGTGTGTTGGCATCGGTAGATGGGCGGATCAACGGCCCAAGTGTGGCGTCTTCATAGAAACAGAGTTTCAGTGTTGCACCAACACACATGGCATTCGCGAGACTGTTCGCCCCGTCAATCACTTTCCCGCCGTCAAAGGCTTGGTCGAGCGTGCCAGCGCCACCGCCCCCGCCACCGCCCCCGCTGCCCATGACAGCGGGAGACGAGGTAGCCGTTGTAGTCACACTGCCCGAGTTCCCTGACGTGCGGGTCCGAAACTTGACCAGACCTGCGACGTTACACCGTACCGTCATCGTCGCGGTCGTATCCGTAATCGAGGTATAGGTGGTATCGCCCACCTGGATGCAGGCCACCGAGGCCCAGGTGCTTTGATCCTGCGTGGCTTCAAAGGTGACCGTGGCCGTGCCTGAGATCGTGACTTGCACACTCAACGAACTCATGCCATCAATGGTAATTTCGTTCCCGTCCGCATCCCCTGTTTGGGCGGTCTGCAACGGCAACGTGATGGACTTAAATTGCTGTGCCCATGCCGGACTCGCCAGGAGTCCCAACACCAGCACAAGGAGTAGTCTTCTCTTCACTCTAATCACCCCCCTTCAGGAGAGATGTTTGCGACGTGGATGCCATAGGAACCTCATGGTATTCGCTAGCTTCGATCTCTCGTACTCGCGCTCTCATCGTAATCCGTTAACGGAATGGCCAGATACACCGGCTGACACCCCGCACAGAGCACACTCACCAGTAACGTATCAGTCACCCCATCGTTGACAAAATCTGTATTGCGTAGGTCGAACCTATACAGCCCTGGGAGTGCCGCCGCGTTCACCTCGGCCCACCCCCGCCCCCACCGCCAGGATCAGCGGTATGGCCACCGCCACCACCGCCACCCGCTCCGCATCCGGTCAGGTAGACGGTGCTCACACCGTTGGGCACCACAAAGGAGCCGGTGGATGTAAACGTTTGCGCGTATGGCCTCGCCCCTCCCCTCGGGGTCAGTTGCGCCGAGGCATCCCCTGCCCAGACGAGAAGGACCAGACCGACAATTATTTGTAGTAGGTTGCCCATGCGACGAGGTTTGTGGCCCCTCCCCTGATTCCCGAGATGCGTTGCGCTTCAAACTTGCTCATCTGTTCAATATCCCCCGCAAACACGGGGATACCCTCCGTGGAGGAGGCCGCTGACCCACTCAACCGAATACGCCCATCCCCGGAGATAAACCGTATAATGACGATACGGCATTGCGCCACCTTGTCAGCGTCTAGGCCAGCCGAGGCCGTGCCCGTCCACGTCACTTCCTCATCATCGAAGGGCGTATGAAAATCGTTCACGCCCCTGGGTTGAATGGCATACATCGGCTAATACCTCTGATTCTTGATCATGCGCTCAAGTTGCGACCAGCGTATCTTGGTCTTAAGAAAGGTCATGATCTTCAGATAGATCCAATAGACGAACAACCCCACCGGCGCCAGCGCCGTCAAGGCAATGAGCACGTCGAGCTTGAGCCATCCCCAAAAGGAGATACCCAAGAGCCCAGCCACCCATAAGCAGAGGGTGCTATAGCTGGTATCGGTTAAGCCGACCTTCTCCCATTCCTCATAGACCGACAGCACAATCCCGCCCGTCACGAGTAAGAGGCTTATGGAGAACAGAAAATCCATTACAGCACACTCGCCGGCTTACGGTTCTTCCGCTTGTCCGACTCCCGATCTTGTTCCTCTTCCTCAACCATCTTGCTTTCCTTAGAGGTCAGCTTCTCCATCCACTTTCCTGAAAACTGTTGTTCGCTCGGAATCGTGAACTTCTGCCCGACCTTCACCCGCTTATGGTCGAAGTACCCCACCGCTTCACCGGGATGCTTCCCGAACTTATCGCCAATTGCGACCACTTGAATGCCGGCCATGATGGACCTCCTGAGAGAGTAGAGACAGGAGAGAGAACTGAATCCCTCTCCTGTCCGGTTAGAGATTAGCTGATGGTATATCCTTTAGCGTAGATCGCGTTCACCGGCACGTTCTTGATTGGCACCAGATGCGCCGAGACGGTAATCGTTGGCGTGGTCCCGGCCAAGGTGTACCTCACCCCCAGGTAGCGACCGGCTACTGATTTCGGCACCACCGGCAAGGGCAGCGCGAAGATGAACCCAGCGACCAACAGATCCGCGTTGAGCGCGGGAGCTGTCGGCGTCCCAGATTCAAAAATCAACCGGCCCAGCTCTTGACGAGTCGTGTCAATCGCCGCCGTACTGGCTGCTTCTACCGCGAAGGTATAATCCTCATCGCCTGTAGTCTGATCGGCGTCCACTTCGACGTTAAACACCACCGCCATTGGCTCACCCACCCCTAAGGGATTGGAGACGCCGAGGTCTAAGACGTTGGTGCTCAAGGCCGTTGCCGTTAACGCCTGAGAGTCACTGAATTGATTGGCTTTATCGAGGTACATACGTAGGCTCCTTTTAAGTCGATGATCCTTTGATCACCGCGAAGTTGATAATGATCGCGCCGGTTTCTGCCGTGCCTGCCGCGACGTTGCCATTGACGACGGTCAGCGAAAACGATCCAGCCGCGACCGCCGTGACCGTGACGCGCGTATTCAGGGCCACCATGCCTGACCGAATCGCCACCACCACAACATCGCCAATCGCCACCTTGTTATTCGTGACGACAAACACCGCCGAGGCTTCAGCGGCTAAGGATGTGGCGTCCGTGGTAATCGCCCCGGTCAGGGCGTTGATCGTGACGCCCGTCGCTCGGTTCGTGATCTGCGTGACGGTCGAACCGTCACCAGCCGCGTACCCAATCCCGGCTTTCGAGGAGACGCGGCCATCAAACCGCATCCCGCATTTCTGGTTAAAGACATGTTCACCCATCGTTAGTCTCCTTCTTAGCTGACAGTGGCCTCTGTTTCGAGCAGCTGGTCACAAATACGAATGGTGACACCCCGGAACGTGGTCGCCGGGAGGCCATCGACGTTTTCATACTTGAGCTGTCCACCGCCGCCCACATCGTCACGCAGCTGGATTTCCAGCATCTCGAGGCATGTACGGTTCATGTACCAGTAGTACTTGAGGCTCTTGGCCCTCGGGAGTCTGTGCGTTGCCTTAATCATGAGTTCCGGCAGATCCGCCGCCGAACTCTTGGCGATGAGGTTGGAAATGTCGATATTGCAAATGCGGACGCACTGCCGCCAATCCGGCAAGCATAGCCCGAGCTTCCATTCCCAGTGATCCATCCATGCCCGATAACGGTTATTGTCCGCGTCGAAGGCGTCGGCGAGGCCCAGGTCTTCGTGGCTCACCCCGGCCTTCGTGCCCTTCGGGAAGGTGCCGTGGAGGCCCAATTCTCCCATGCCGAGCAGCCAGATCGAGGCGTTGTCTGAGCCAGATCCACCCGCACTAATGACATGTGAGGCGTTGGTCGCCCCGGAGATCGCGGCGTACCGCAAGGCGAGTCCTGTGAACTCTTCAGGCGCAAGGCTCTGGTTGCCGTAGAACATGGTCCCAGCCGCCTCTTGCCCCATCGCTTCCATAAACGGTCGGGCTTCGTCTAACCGGAGCTTCTGCGTTTCGCCGTTCAGCTCAGCGAGCCGCTTATCCAGCTGGCTCCGACCTTCCAGCATCCCGCACACGTCGGTGGCTTGCGCCGTCCGGCTCTTGGAGCTGGGCACGCCTTGATTGATCATGCGCCAATAGACGGTCGGTAGCCCGATCCGCACGTTGTACATGTGGCCGGTCGGCATGTTCCCCTCGCGGAACGGCAAATCAACGGTAATATCGTTGATCTGTGCCAGCATTTCGATAGTTTCCATGATGCCTCCGTCCGGGCCCTGCTTCTTGGCCCAGTCGGACAGGCTGATGACGGTATCGTTTAAAGTCGGCATGAGTAACACTCCTTTGTTCGGTTGCCCGAGGAGGTCACTCCGGCGTCAGAATTGACGAGAGAGGACGGCAGCGGGGAGAGATTAGCGAGTCAGTTGCTTGACCTTTGATTCGACGAGTTCGCCCACTCCGGTCAAGATGCCTTTAAAGTGGCGAACGAAATGCTCTCCTTCTTCGCGTGTCATCTGCCGCCCTCGTAAGAGTACGGCCAGATGCGCTTCTATTTTCTCAACGTCGTTCATTTCACCGCTGCCGATTTCGGAAACATTCGGTCCAGCGTGGTGCTGTCATTCGAGGGTAACGTGGTCGGCCTCATCAGCTGATCACCTTCCATCGCTGCCCCGATCTTCTCCACGAACTTGACCAAGGCAGGATAATTCCCAAACCCGGTCTTATTCATGGCTTCTTTCAACTCAGGATCGGCAAACCGATCAAACACCGCTTTCGCCCGAGTGAGCGTGCGGTTGTAGTTGTCTCCGCCCAGCTCCTTATCAGCCTTCACGGTGCTTTCCCATCCCGTCACTTTCGCCTGATACTCCGCGGTTTGTCTCTGGATGAGGGCCGCTGATTCCGCATGGGCCAGCTCAAGCACCTTTTGGGCCGATTCAGGAGCGAGCTTCGAGTCCTTCGCAAAGGTCGTGACTCGCTCCACGGCTGAGGTCTCAAGTGGGCTGCCATCCGGCAGGGTGAGGGCATACACCGGCTCAGGCGTCACCGGAGCGACCGGCGCAACCGGAGCAGGTGTGGCCCCGGTGGGAGCCGGGGCACTGGTGACAATAGTCGCGGATGCAGCGGGAGCAGGAGTCTCCAGCGTCACAGGCGCACTAGGAATAGGATCACTCATCGCTTGCATCCTCCTCGTATGGGTGTGGAACCGCTATCGCTTCCTTCGGGTAATACGGGTCCTCCGCGTCATCGACGGACTTCAAGTGGCTTTCCCCGCGCTGTGCGTCCTTCACCATCTGCGGGTAGAGCATCGAATCCAGTTCGTTCAAATTGGCGAAGATCGTAATCCCCATGCTTCGACGGCCTTCATAAAAGGCGTTCATCTGTGCGTTCGCCGCATCGAAGACCAAGGCAAACACGCCAGACTCTTGGAGCTGTTGAAACACAAACCGCCTTCCGGCAGGCGTGACACACACCGCTTTCAGGTCATCCATCTCGCGCTGTCTGGTCAGTTGTTCTTTCTGCTTCGACTTACGGACAGAGCGCGGGTCAGCGAGATTCATACGCCTCCTAAAACCGCTTTCCGAAACACCGCTATTGCCTTCTTCGCTTTCGGGGCGGGTGTCGGTTTCGATACTTTCTTCACCGATCGGGGGGCCGAGGCTTTCGCCGTCAAGGCCCCTGGTACTTTCTTGGCCATTACGCTCCTGCCAGCATGCGGGTTAATCCGTTGTCTGTGCTCAGGTCCGCGTTCGAGAGCTGTTCAGCCGCTTGTGTCGCTTGCGTCGCCGCCGCCATCGCTTGCTGTTGCGCCTGTTGCTGTGCCCGTTGTTCCCGTACCTTCATGGCCTTCTCAAGTGGGACAATAATCTTCGTACTGACGCCCATCATATCGCCGTACTCATCCGCCAATTCATCGGCGTCGAGCCGGTCTAACACTTCCGGCTTAGCCGCAGCGACGTTGCCCATAAAGCCGACAAACCGCTCCGTGCCAGCCACTCCAACAAGCTTTTGCGCCTTGGCCATAATGGACTCATACTCAACCTTGAGGTCCATACCCTCAACTTCTTCAGGAGCTTCGGGAATCATTCCCGCCTTCTGCAAGAGCTGGTATTGGATATCAGTCAACGGATCAAAAAGACCATCATTGTTCGACTCCAACACCGGCCCCAAAGCCAACAGCTTCTCTTCATGCCGTTCCGCAATCTCGGCTTCGTTCCTCGGCTGCACCCCCTGCATTCGGTCGATCATCAAGAACATATCGACATAGAAACACCGATCAACCCGCTCTTCCATCCTGGCAATTCTGGCCTCTACATGCTGGACCGCCATATTGACCTCATGGACCGGACGCAACCCGCCTTTATCGTTGAGGCTATCGACCGCCGTAAAGTCTCCCGCAATCAAGCTGGGCTTGTGGTTCCGTAAGGAACTTGGCCCTTGCATCGGCGGATTCAGCATCTTCTCAATCGCCTTGCTTAACCGCTTTTCGGTCGATTGAATCTCTTTGGTTGTCCCGAGTGCTTCCATCCCTGGGCAGGTCGTCGAGTACGTATCTTCTCCCGCCTTCTCCCATTGCGGCGCGAGAATAGGGAAGAACGGTAAGCCGGACTCTTTCAGGAATCCATCATGTGCGGAATACTGCACCTGTGTGAGCCCGTTCGCGCCCATCCCTTGTTCGTAGTAGCAGGAGCTATAGGGCATGGCGTGCTTCGCCTCAAGCCGCCGCGGGTCAAATTCCATGTTGGGGGTAATGACGTGCATGAGATAGATAGCGGTTTCATAGCTGCCGGCATCCCACAGGCTTTTCACATGCGACGAGAACGGCTTCCACTTATTCGCCTCGCTGGCTTGCGGATCACCGAACTTCAAGACCAGCTGCCGCACTGTCATTTGGTAGCGATACATGAACGTATCAACCACACCTCGATCATTACAGGCGAGCCAGTAAGAGCCGACCGGGTAGCTGTAACACCGCATCAAGTCATGTGCATCATCAAAGATGCCTATGGCGCCACCTCCGAAGACCAGCTCATCCCCGTACAGTGTGGGGATGACGTGATAGAAGTTCGAGCGGAGCGTCAGCGTCGTCATACGGCGGTTGATGGTATGCAGCCAGTCTTTCACATGGCCAAAGTCCGCAAGATCAGGGTCAGGCGTGGTGAGCCGTCGCCATGGCCGAGCGGGGGACGACATCCCCGCAAACATGCCAGAGCGAGCCGTCCGTGCCGCCAGCATGCCCGATTCGTTAATGATCTTGCCGTGTCGTTTCTGGCCTTTATTACGTTCCGTGTCGGTCTTGCGGTAGCGATGCGGCGCGAAGTGTTCGGAGAGTTCAGACCAATGCGATTCAAACGAATTGCGCTCCTGCCTCAGTTGTGCCTCGAGAGTGGCAAACCGTTGCCGTTTTGTTTGATAGCCGTGGTTGTAGGTCATGCGACGTGCTTCCACGCTTTGCGGCGTTTAATTTCTGAGACCATGACCTGGCAAATGCCATAGTCGTTGGCTATGGCTTGCTGCCGTCGTGGGTCTTGTCGAATGGCCCGAACTTGCTCTTCGGTAAGTTTGGCCGCAGTGTTCAAAGAACCCTGTGAGTGTCCAGGCAACCTCCAGTTCCATCCACGTTGGCCAACCCTTCCCTTGCTCATCATGTCATCCATGTTGTCTTGATGAGTGCCGAGAAAGAGATGATCTGGATTCACGCACGCGCGGTTGTCGCAATGGTGGCAGACGTAAAGCCCCTCAGGGATTGGGCCAATATAGATTTCAAACGAGATTCGGTGTGCATGCTTCTGCGTGCCGTTGATCCAGAATTGCCCATACCCGCCTGGAAACTTTCCAGCTATCCACTCCCAGCAACCAGGAGTGACATGAAACTTAGGCTCGAATCGTTGGATGTCTGATGCAGTCATCACATGCCTAAAAGTTGTTTCGGAGCCGTGCTATCCGCTGGAGCCGCTTGAATCCCACCGGGACCGGTCAGGATTGTGGAGCTTCTGCCGACGTTTGCATACAGGTCTCTCCTCTTTTTGGAAGCCTTCTGCGCGTCTTTTTCATCTTGTACTGGGTCAGGTGTTGGAGGGGGCGTATAGCCAGGTTGTTTGGCTGGCGTAAACGTATCTTTCATGGAGAAGGCAGCGAATGCAGCTAATCCCATGCAGGTATCAATAGCACAATCAACTAGGAATACGACTAGACCTGCGACGATTGAGACAGTATATTTCTCAGCGAAGCTCTAGGCACCTTGTACGGCCTCCGGTTCAACAAGGTCGGCAATACCCCTTGTTCAATCCAGCGGTACACCGTGGCCCTGGACACTTGACACAGCTCAGCCACTTCGGACGGTCGCAACCATTGCCGCAACGGGTTTGTGTCATCGGACATGCACCACCTCCAATGTCATCGCCAATAAGTCAAGCTCGTCAAGTTTATACAGCTGATAGAACTGCCCACCGTGAATCCCCGTCTTCCCCTGGTGATGCTCTCGGCACAGCGGCACAACAAGAAAATCGCTGGCTCGCTGGCTCATCCCTTGTCCCTCACGCACATGATGGAGATTAGCAGGAGTCTCTCCAAACCCAAGGTTTCGGCAGAGAATGCATCCGATGGACGCAATCTGAGCCTTCCAAGTCTTCGCGCTCATCGATCTAACCGTTTCCCCATGATCACATCAATCTCTTCATACCCCATCTTTCTAAACAGCTCAACGGTCTTTGGTATGGCAAGCTTCAAATGCTGCATAATAACCTGCACCCCTTCCCTGCGTAACTGCTCCTCACAAAAGCGAATGAGCTTGAACCCAGCTCGGCTCCCTCGATGCTCAGGAAGGATAAACAGCACATCTTGAAGGGCCTGGTAGCTATCACGGTAATGCAGGTTGTGTTTGACGAACAACGCACAATATCCAATGAGGTCGCCATTCAATCGAGCTGTATAGCACCGCATCCCGCCAGCCCGTTCAATCGCCTCGTAACTCTCCACATCAGGATTGAGCACGAAATCTTTGTAATGACATACCTCGTCTTTGTGCCGGGCGAGTAATGGCGTGACCTCATCCCACAGATCCGAGACACGTTCACGCTGAAACGTCAACCCCCGCTTAGCCCGATACTCAGGAGCCACGAGGTCAATGATCAGGTGGATACGGTCGCCCCACAGATAATTCGTGACTCGATGGGGGAGTTTATGGTTAAACCACCACAACTCGCCGGGTATCATTTTTTGGCGTACCCCGTCACATGTCAGGATAGATTCACCTTGCAGGCACACGTGAAACCGATCATACTTGTCGGCATAGGGCCCCTCGTCTACATGCTCAGCAATCTCGCCCCCCGGCTTCATGCGAGTGAGGATCACGCGGCCTAATAGACCTCCGGTGTCCGTTCCGTACTTCACGCCACCGAGAATGTACTTAATGACCGTTTCCACTAATTCAGCGCACTCTAGGCGGCCGAGAGTGTTGATCGTATCCACATGATCCTGGCTTCTGAGATCGTAGAAGCCCCCCTCAATCGACTCATCCACCGCCCACCGGAGATAAATCGTTTCCGTGGCCTTGTGCGCCGAGCCTGGGTAGTTCTGCCGCTCTGTCCGTTCTGCCCATAGATGCTCATTGGCTAAGATCCGCTTGAGCAACGGGCCAGTGTCTAGGTTATCTGCAATGAGCTTAAAGCGTTCCATCACTCCTCCTCCTCTCGCTCCGTCCGGCATTTCGTTGAGTGCTTGTCCATCCAGTCGTAGCCTGTCTTCGCCGCCACCGGCTGCGCGAAGGTCAAGCACAGCGCGTCCCACAAGTCAGGAGACTCCCCGCCCAACTTCTCCATGACCTGCTCTTTCTCTTCAATCGTAAAGACCCCATTCCGAAAGGTGTACGTCGTGGCGGTAGCTTCGCGGACTAACTCAGGCATATTGGGGAGTGCTCCCCCTTTTTTCACCCAATCCGCCGCCTTGAAGTGCATCTCGGCTCGCCGGTTCTTGTACCGTGGATCGAGCGCTTTCCCGCCGAAGTTCACCCCGATAATGGGATAGCCACCTGTCTGCAGCGTGTCAATCGTGCCAGCGCCCCAACCTCCGGTATCGTCAATAAACATGGCGTCCGCCTGCCATTTCTCATGGCCTTGGGCAATGCGACCCGCAAAGGCGCCGGTCCAATCCCGTTGACTGCGATCCGGCCTCAGCACTACCGGCTCAAACGCTTGCAACCCCTGCCGAGGGAAGATCACCGAGCGCGCGCCACCGAACCGGCCCACATCGATGCCCATGATCTTCGCTTCATGGTCATAGACGGTCTGGTGATGTAGGCGGTTCATCGCCGCATGGACTTCATCCGGGCCCAGCAAGGTGTTAATCGACGATTGCGGGAACTGGCCAAACACGTTGACCAGCACCCACGGATTATCCCGCCCATACTTCTCAATCTGTTGCTTCGCCCAATCGACGGAAATGCGAGGGCTGCGCTTGGGGTCGTCTGGATCGCCGGTAATGACAATATGCGTCCACAAGTGGCGCTCCGTCGTCGCGGCACGGTATAACGGCCCTTCCAGGTGCGTCGGATTGCCAGCCTGAATCACGCGATGCTCGCCCCCCACCGTGGACAGCGAGGCGTCGGCCGTAGCCATCACGCCGTCAGGGATACCCCCGGATTCATCCAGCACCGCCAGCGTATAATCTGCATGCAACCCCGCCAAGGTGAGTGATTGCGCGTTCTTGTCGGCGCTCTTGCTCCACGTCCTCGCACTCATCCACCACGTTTCAGGATGCTCCTTGCTCACCACTTGAGTTTTCTGCCAAACCGCCTTCGCTTGGATGTACTTCGACTTGTTCATCCAATGCGCCAGCTCCGTCCATAGGTTGTCTCTCAGGTTTTCCGCACTAATCGACGTAGCCGCAATCTTGGGGTGAGGCCGAGTCAAGAAGTAGATCCACATGCACCAGGCAAGCAACGCCGTCTTACCAGGACCTTTGCACGCCTGCATCGAAATGCGCTGTTTCGTGGGGTCGCTGAAGGCTTCAAGCGCTTGCGCTTGCCAGGGGTCCGGCGTCACACCAAAGAGCGTTTTAACCGCGTAAATCCCATCGCGCCGCCATTTTCGGATTTCATCACCGAGCTGCTTCAACTTCTCAGGGGGCAGCGTGGCCATTAGCGACGATCCATCTCCTTCGGTTCTGCAATCGGTTTGCTGGACCATTCGTAGTCGAGCACGTATGTATCAAGATCGCAGAGATCGCCATCCTCCACCACGCTCCATCGTGCTCGATTCCCCTGCCCAGCGAGCATGATCCGCACGATAAAACCTACGCCGTGTGGAAGCCTCATCCAGTACCATCCCTCTTGACTGGGCTTCACGGTGGTCCATTCCATCATTCCTTCTCCTTCATGCTCGCCAGCACCAATTCTTCCAGCGAGGCCCCCAGTTCAATCTTGGATTTCTCCGTGTACCAGCCCATCACCTTGCCGAATTCCAGCATGGCCTTGAGCTTGGGCGTCAGCTTCACTTTCTTCGTATAGCCGGTATGCTCCGCCTGGTCTCCGACCTTCGTGAAGTTCTCGGCCAGTTCAAACCCTTCAACCATCATGGCTTCATCGTCGCCTAATTCACTGATCGGTACCACATCACCAGGGCCGGTAAACATCTTCCGCACATCCGAGTTGTAGAACCCTGCCATCTTCTTCGTCCACTTTTCCCGCGTGACCTCCGAGGCTTGCTCAATCGCCGCCCGTCGCCTCTCCACTTCGGCCTTGATGTTACTTTTAGTTAACCACTTGACAGCTTGAACCCGACAGCTCGCCATGCTCACCCCAACCGCCCGAGCCGCTTCCGATCCGTTCATGGGAGGGGTGGTCACAAAGAGCGCGTCAATGAACTGTAATTCACGAGGGGTCAGCCGCTTATCCCGCGTCCGTTTCTTCATACCGCTTCCTTACCATACTGTCTCAGGTTTCGCAAGTTTCTCTTTGTGCTCCATGGCTTTCAAGGAGGCGAGGCAAATAGCCAGTGGAGCCGTGTCAGCATAGGCGATGACCTCACTATTGCTGAGCTGGAACTGCTTACCAAGCTCACAAAACCACAACCCGAGCCGATTATCTGATCGGCCCACCGCAAAAAACTCCCACTTGCTCACCTTCAACTGCTCAACCACACTCCATGCATCCGCGATATTCGTACTCGGCATGAAATTCCATCGTGATCCATGCCCCATCACCTTTTCCTCTATCAATGCGTCCACCTCTCGCCCCGCCTTCATGATGGATCTCTCTGTCGCACCACTGCCCATCGCTGCCGGACACAACTTCTCGTTGATTGCCTCGTCCTCTGTGTGCATGATGCCTCCTTTGATGAAGTTATCATCTTTTCGGTAAAGTACGCCTATAAGCCAAATGCGACGCATTACGGGCCACTCCTGCCTCATGTCAGATCCGTAAACTTAGCCGACGTGCTCACAAAGGACACTCGAACATCCCCAATCGGCCCGTTCCTGTGTTTACGGATGAGGATTTCGGTAGTCCCTAAGTCTGGTGACTCCCGGTTGTACACCTCATCCCGATACAGGCCCATGACAATATCCGCGTCTTGCTCAATTGCGCCACTCTCCCGAAGGTCTGAGAGAATAGGCCGCTTATCCTCACGGTTTTCGCATTGCCTTGATAGTTGAGACAGAGCCACAACGGTAATTCCTAGTTCTTTCGCTAAGAGCTTGAGCCCTCGTGAGATCTGCGAGACTTCAACCTGTCGGTTGTCCCGGCTCTTCGACCCTTCCATGAGCTGGAGATAATCCACAAACAAGACGTCAACCTGTTGCTTCACCTTCAATTGCCTTGCCTTCGCCCTGAGTTTCTCTATCGTCATGATGCCTGAATCATCGATTGCAATGGGCGATTCACTGACAATCTGTGCCGCCGTCGCTAGTGGGTACATGGCTCCCGGTGCTAAACGCCCATTCAGCACATCGAACACGTTGAGCCGTCCGACTAAGGCCACCATTCTCGATCCAAGCTGTCTCGCGCTCATCTCTAAACTGGAGATTGCGACCGGATGCCCTGCCCTCGCTGCCGCCACGGCTGCCCCACACATGAGCGCCGTCTTGCCCATGCTTGGCCGTGCCGCAATCACCACCAAGTCGCTCGGTTGCCAGCCCCCTAGCATCTTATCCAGCGCCGTCAAGCCGGTCGTAATCCCACTCAGTGCCTCACCACGCTTCTGCATGACATCGATATGATCCAACGTCTCTTGCATTACCGCTGCACTCGTGCGCCATGGCAGCACTTGCCTCGCCCACATGGTCGTGAAGAGCTTCCCTTCCGCCTCTGTCGCAATCACTGAGGCGTCGTGCTTCTGCTCGGCTTGCATCGTGAGATCCTGCCCAATCCGTCGCAACCCACGCAAGAGCGAGAGTTCTTTGAGTGCACGGCTATGTGAACTCAGGTTTGAGGCTGAGACCACACCAGCCACCAGCTCAGCGAGGTACACATTGCCACCAACCTTCTCAAGGCTACCCGATTGACCCAGCATCTGACCGACCGTGAGGTAGTCAATGGCTTCACTCTGCCGGCGTAACAGGAGCATCGCGGAATAGATCGCCTGGTGCTTTTGAAAATACCAATCCTCAGCGGCTAGGTGTTCGGCAACGTCATCAAATGAGCCGCCAATCATCACCGCCCCCAGCACCGCCTGCTCTAACGATTCGTCATGTGGCTGTACGGCTAATTCGTGATTCATACGCCTCCTTGTGTGTTTGGCATCGCGGTTGCCCCCCAATCTGCACAACGGACGGCTCCCCGCATGGTTTCAGAAACGCCCCTCGTTGCACTCGCTCTTGGCAGGTTGAAGTATCTTTATTTGCTACCATCGGCTTGTTGCCCATCTCCCGAATCAACCAGTTGACAAACGCCCGGCGAGTCAGCTGGCGGTTATGCTCTGGATACCATACCGAGGCCCTCCTGAACTGCAGATCGATATCAATCCCGGCATAGGCTGGGTTCTCTCTCAAACTCTGCACCCACTCCACATCGCAGAGCGCGGCGCGTGAACGTTTCTGAACGGATCGCGCTTCCCCTTGCATCCCCTTCTTCTCTTCTTCTTTCTGTAACTGTAACTGTGACTGTAATTGGTTATTTTTTGTTATATCTTCTGTTATAACAGGTGTTAACTCGATGTTACCCCAGCGTTTCATCATCCCCATAACACCAGCTTTTCTCTTAAGTCTGCGTATTTTCTTGCTTTTTACCCACTCTCCATACATCCGATTATTGATCAGTCGCCCGTTCTTTTGTGTGAAACATGCTTTAACGGCGTCTAAATTTCCAGAAAACCTTGATAATTTTTTTAAAATTTCATCATCATTTTGTAGTGAGCACATGGGGTCTTGCCACGCGTGGCAGAGAAGCAAAAAGTAACAACCGATCTCCTCAGTGGTCATGAGCGCCACTTTAGAGCTTGCTAGAAAATCGCCAGGATAAAATGGAAACCAGAATGGCTTGGCCATCACTCTAACTCCTCAGCCGGGAGTTCTTTAACAAATCGAATCCATCCAGATCCACCAAAGTTCTGTACCCATTCCCCTGTATCACTGTCGTACACCTCAATCTCAAAATCTTTAGGGACTCCCTTCAACATCTCTTTAAACTGATCTACGCGCATAACCCCTCCAAAAAGAAAGGGTCCTCCCGGTCGGCTAGAACCAAGAGGACCCATTCCGTTGCGGCCCCCGCTTACGCAGTAGCCGGAACATCCTTGCTGTGCAAGCCCACAGCCTCAATTATCCTCACTACAGCACATCAACCACCATCTGTCAACCGTTCCGGCATCACCTCTGCCGCCTCCTGATACGTCCGCTTCAGGACTTCTTTCGCTTCAGGATTCTTGTAGAAATAGAGCTGCCAGCAGGCCCCGCAAATACTATTCGGCTCCCGCTTCGCTTCATATCGTGGATGCTCCTTGCAATAATGGCTCACGATTCCTCCTTTAATCAGGTAAGGCCTGGTAGCATGCTGTACAGAGCGCGTGCCAAGTCGGCTTAGCCATATGGTAGACGTGCTTTTTCTCATGCCAACCCTTCGCCGCTGGCCCACCACACCGAGCACACAGTAGTATCTGTTTAATCGACCCCATAAACCCAGGCTCACGGAAGGCCCACTTCGCCGTACTCTCACCTTCCGGCAATATTTCGTGCGCCGTCTCCATATCATTCCCCCTCCTCCTAAAATCTACTAATCTATGACAAAGTAGTAGTTACTTCGCCACTTTATTGAGGCGATCGAGGATCTTTTGCACGGCTACCCACCTCGCCAGAGCGTTCACATGTGCATTAGCCACGACATCCGTCTTAGCTATAATATCCTTGTACGTATCGATGTCTTTCCGCATCATCCTGACCACCGCCCTATGTTGTGCGCGGAGGAGCTGCGCTACCTCACATACATAGAACGGTCCTTCATTCTTAAAGAAGGAATTCGCTTTCCGCTCCCATTTATCAGGCGTCTTGGCCATCACTTGCCCTCCACGCAGTCTTTCATCACAGGTCTCCAGTGTTCGGCTAGCCATATATGCGTCAATGACAGCTGTATCCCGTAATAGTCCATCTTCGCATGGTTCTTGACTTCATTCATGGCCTTCATCGCCTCGCGCATCCGCTGATAGCAGGACAAGTCTGTGAAGTTTCTGCACTCCTTCCCCTCAATGTGAACCCCTGTCTTCTCGTCTGCCCATATCATGCACTCCAACCCGTTGCCGATTCGTTCAGGCTCCCCCGCCCACCCCAACACGGGCCATGCCAGCACCGCTGCCAGTGCGAGGATTAGTGATGTTCCCGAAACAGATTTCGGTATCATGGGGCCCTCACTTCCAACACATCGGCGGAATGAATCGTAACGGCCCTCCCAGCAACCAAGAGGTCTATGTAACCAGCAACTAGCACGACTTCACCAATAACCTCATTGGAGAGCATTGGCCCTCCCTCTCGATATTTTACCCAATCACCCACTTTTATCTTACGCTTAGATTTCATGCTCCCTCCTTCACCCGTTGGGCTTCCTGGCGGCACCAGATAGCATGATCCTTCGCGTATGCATGGAATGACACCTCTACCGCCGCCCTCTCCAATCCTTCCGCGATCATCTCCCGGCAGAGGGATTCGAGTTCCTTCGCCTGCCCATCATAAAGCCTCTTCCCTGCTTCCTCATTCGTAGGCAGATCAAAGGTTATAATACTGTCAAGTGCTTTCTCACACCGCTCCCTCAGTTCATCGGGGGTCATGGTTTGTCCTCCTTAAAGCAGATACAGTACTTAAACTCTTCGCATGTTTCATCAATCGCAAGTCCGTCATATTCAAGGCAGTAGTGCTTGTATTTTCCAGTCAGTTTACTGAACCGATATTCTTCTGGATCAGTCTCACTCACAACGCCTCCTTCTGCTCTCTCGCCCATTTGTGCAGTAAGAGCAAGGTTCCAGTTGAGGTCATGTGAGGATCACTCGGCACCGCCCGGATGTGTGTAATGACGGACTCCCACACCTCCCGCTCGACTTGGAGGAGCACACCGTAAATCCTTTGTATGAGTACATTCTTATGACCGGATGGAAGAACGAAAGGTCCGTCTATATCGTTCTGAAATGTATTCACGGCAACCCGAGAAACCCTAAGCAACTCCTCCCTCCGTGTCATGCTCCCTCCTTTTCGATACGTACACATACCCTGTTACCCGTTTCATCTTGAGCGCCTTCAGTATTTTCTCCCCTGGCTCACGCCTCCCATTGAGCACATCATTCACATACGGCAATGAGACATGGTGCTTTTGGCTGAATCGTTTCTGTGATCCGAGCGCCGTGCATTTCAGTTCGAGCTGCCGCCTCACGTATTCAACCGGCATCATGGCGTCACCTCTTGTGGTGAGACACTCAAAGGAGCTGGCCTCTCCATACCAGCGGTCCATTCGCACCAACCACCTTCTTCGCGTGCCATATCGCATATGGCCACGTAACATTCTGGATGTGTGTAGACGGTGTACGCATGACCACCATCATAAAATCTGTACCGTTTATACTCCTCACCAATCTTGATGTGCTCCCAGCACCACTCGCAATTCCTCGTCCTCTTCCTAGCTACGTGAGTCTCAACCGGAGTACAATGATTCATTTCATCACCATCTTCGTGATCCCAAGCTCTTGCGCCATCTTCCGAATATGGTCCGCCCCCTCTTGGGCCGTCACGAGCTGCGCGTCATGGACCTGTTTCGCCAGTTCTAGTTTCTCCGTTTTAAAACGGACTTCCTTTTGCCGCTGCATCTGCTGCGTATAGTTGGCCTCAACCTTGGCGTTGAGTGTTTTAATCTGCGTCTCTAGATCAGACCGCTTCTGCTCTTCTTTCCAATGGCATTCTTTATCACCAATTCTCACCGAGAGCACAGACTGAGGCTTCGGCTTCGTCTCGACCTCATGCCAGACCATCAGCATCCCCAGCGCCCCAGTGAGAACCCCTAGCATATACAACCCCAGCCCCTTGAAATAGGGGATCAGAGCTTCGCGTAGTTCCTGCCAATACTGTTTCATTGTCGCTCCTTGCACGGGCAGGGGCACCGCGTCGGCACGTTCTGCGCGGCTTCTATCCAGCGTCTCATCTGTTCTAGTGTGGGCTCCTGTTTCGGGGGCCATTCGCCGATAGGTTTAATCGCATAGTCTGAATTGGTCATACAGTCAGTCTCCTTTTTTATGGTCTCTCCATTCATGATGTCCACTCGTACCAGCCCGCCAACTCCTTACGGCGTGGTTAGGATGCGCCGCCCCCTTGAGGCATGTACGCCCCACAGTATTGACAAATATACCCACCATACTGTTGAGACATACGAACAGGATGACTGCATGCCACTGTGCTCATTGCTATCACCTCCCTTCATGCTCCTTGTGTGTTCCCGCCAACACCGCCCCTCGCCGTGCTTCGCTACCCTTCGTCTTCTTCGATCTTCTCCCCCCGCTCCAACAGGTCCACCCTGAGCGTCAACTCGATCAATTCCATGTCTGGCACTTTATGCGTATCACGTTGCTGCTCGGCTCGTCGTTGTACTTCGGCGTTAAGTTCTGATCGTTTCATGGTCGCCTCCTTTGGTTGGTAAAGCCGCCAGCGAGATGATACAACGCGGTCGCTTCGGCTGTACGGGAAACGTCGTCCACCGCACCGACTTGACTTGGGCATCGTCCTGCACTAGCCCAACTTTCTCGATCAAATGGCACAGGGCATCGAGCAGCCCTGGCACATCCCGGCGTATGTTATCGCCAGGGACATAATCCACGATCATAGAGACAGGGCCAGAGAATTCAGTCACCGGGTACGGGATCTTCCACATCGCCTCATCCCGCCACGCCTTGAACCGCTTACCAGGATACCGCTTGCCTGTGCGGGTAATCTGCACCGCGTTCTTGCCGCTTGGGATCTGCATTTGCAGGACGAATGTAAAAGGCGTCATGCTTTCACCCACTCCTCACACGGCACGCCCGTGTCTTTGCAGGATTGCTGAAACTCCCTCACGAAGCTCACCCGCGCCTCGCCTTGCAGGTCTGACACCATTCCAATTGCTAACGCCTCTTTGAGCTGGGTAATCACGTTCATTCGGTCGGGATCGTCACCGGCGTAGTCGAGAAACGCCTCCCAGTCGAGGGGTGGAGCAGCATCGCTCGTTGCGCCCTTCTTCGGTGTTTGCAAGGCTTGCATCTTCTTGGCGTTTGCGGCCCGAGCCGTAGGCACTGCTGCCGGTTTGGATTGAGGTTGTGATGCTGCGTTGCCGTCGTCGTCTTCTTCGGTCACTTGCCCAGTCATACACGCCAGCCCATACCGCCGTCCGTAGGTCAGGGCTGAGCCCACGCCTTGCGGATCGCTTTTAGCAAGCGGCAAGGTCAGCACAGAGGCGTACCATTCCCCGGAGGTGTGCGTCATGCGTGTCTCAATGCTCACCGTATGCGGTTCGGATGCAACTGGCATTTGCACAATAGTCAGTCCGTGCATACGGAACGGCGCAAGCGACTCCCAGACAGCCGGGAGATCGGCGTATTTCGAGTCATAGAACGGGTTGTTCCGATCCTTCTTGACCGGCTTCATTTGCGCCTGAGCCGCAAGGATCGCTTCGTTGATCCTGGTTACTGTTTCGCTTTGCATGTTACGCGCCCTCCCTCCACTGTAAGATTGATAATCCGTTCTGGAACACTGCCCAATCTCTCGCGCTTGACTTCACTGGCTTAAATTGGAATTTCCCATCAGCTCCGACGTACAAAAGCCACATCTTCGCCGCCTTATCGAGCATCTTTTGATAGCCGTGGATCTGCACCCGATGCCACGTCTCAGGGTTGCCCGTCTTGAGATCCAGCACCCCAAATTCATCGTTGATCGATCCGATAAGGTCCGCTCGGCCAGCATACGGATAGGTCTTGTGCTTCATGATCTTCTCAATCGATGATGGGGCAGGCTTGGCCCACGCAATGAACTCGGTCATAGCTGTGTGATAGCCTGCATAGTGCCCTGGCACCTCAGGCGCATCACAGAGTCCGGCGTAATGTCCGACCTCCAAGGCGAAGATGTCGTGCAGGTCTTGCCCACGTTCCGCTGCCCCTGGCGCGTAGTAGTCACAGCCACCAGAGACCATATCGCACACTTGCGAAACCGACCAGTACCGGCCTTTGTCGTCGCCGTAGTGCCGTGGCTTGTCTCGATCAACGCTGAGCATTCTATTCCTCACCTTCCCCAGATCCTGGTATAGCCAAATGCTCATAGTGCTTCATGACAAAATCCTCCATCATGGTCATAAATTCTTCCATGATGTATTTCTTGACCCCTAACGGTTCATCCGGTTTCATCTGTGCAGTTAGGTCTGCTAGAAAGGCCGTATCAATGCCCTGCAACTGGCGGCGCAAGTCGGCATAGGTGTCCATCTTCAAGGAGTGGATTGACAGTCCGATTTTTAGGAGTTCCATCCCTGTAATGAAAAACCCTTTCTTGACGTACTTCATCACGCGCAACATCGAGCAGATCGGAAACATCGTGCCGGCATGGAACACTAAGCGCCGTTGCCCGATATGCTTAAAGAAGTCATCGCCAAACACGAACCCTTCATCTTTGCCGTCTTCACGAAATTGGTACGCTGCCATGCAGACAGTGAAATCGTAGTAATTAAAGATGGTTTTAGGATCTCCGAAGAGATCAGGCATGACAATCAACTGATACGGCTTCTCCTGCTTGCCGAGATGGTAGCTCTTGGACGTGTCCGTTTCATTGGCTAAGGTCCCATTTATTCCAAACCACGTCACGGCCTGCTGACAATCAGCCGCATTCCTGAAATAGATGTCCCAGTCTCTGATCTTCTGCCCTGTAAATAGGGCCGTGATCGCTCCACCGGCAATAATGGCATTGCAGGATCTAAGGCCCTTGATTCCTTCAGGGCCAATGTATTTGAGCAATAAGTACTCTTCTCGTTTCGTGTTCATTTCAACCCCTTTGTGTATAGATATACTCTTCCGTGATATCCACATCTGCCCGACCGTCTAGCATCCCGGTCTTCGCCAGAGCATTGAACTTCGGCACGGACAATTCAAACAGGTCCGGGAACGCCGCCATTAAACTCTTCAGGTCTTTAGGTTTGTAGACCTTCTTCGTAATACGGGTCTGTGTCGTCCCGGCTTGGGTTTCTATCGACTTGGCTGGAGCCTGCACCACTGGAGCCACCTTCAAGACCACCTCCGATAGGTCTTTCCCTTTCTCTTCTGCCTTGGCGATCTTCTTCGCGTTCTCTGCGTCAATCTTGGCTTGGATCTTGGCTTGCGCCTCACGTGCGAGCCTGTCTTGCTCACGGTCCCAGGTGCTCATGGCTGCCTGCATTTTCTTCTCAGCCGCCTCGCATTTCTTGATAAACTCATCAAAGGGCACCTTGGCCTCATCCCAGGCGGTCTTAAGTGGACGGCAGGTTGTCTCCTTGTTCGCCTCTTCCTGTTTGCGAAAGGCTCTGATCGCGTCCCATAGGTCAGCCGCCTTTTGCCGATCCGCCGACACTTTAACCGTCAGAGCGTTTGCTGCGTCTAGTAATGCCGTCGCCTCGCTATCCATAAGAACACCCCTATTTAGTTAAAAGAAATAGTCCGCTGTCCGATCCGCCTCTCGTGCCTCAAACCTGGCCCGATCACCCTCATACACCCCCGAGCGATGCTTGAGAATGAAATCTTCAAGCGCCTCCGCTGCCCAGGTCGATGGCTTTGTCTGGCTCTTTTTGGCCTCCTCGATGATCCGCTGCACCACCCACGGTTTTGTGATCGTGATACTCTCCCCCGTTTCGCATCCGATCTTTGGTCGTCCCATCATTTCACCCCCAGTTTGGCGAGCTTTTCCAGCAGTGCCTTGGCCTTATTGGTGTTGTTGCTTTGGGTTGTGGCAAGGCGTCTCACCTTCTCGCCACCGAAACATTTAATCTTTTTGCTCATCACGGCTCTACCTCTTCCGCGTGTTGTTTATACCCCTTATCGAATCCATGATCGTATGCCTCAGTTTTGGCCTTCTCTAAGCAGATTTCACACGGGCTCACATCGATCGCACCTGTTCTCCGGCGTCCTACGGCGAGATGGCAAATCCCCTCACCGCATCCACCACACCACACCTCAATATCCATCGTTATCTGCGGCATAGAATCTCCTGTTACAGCCCCATCCTGTCTAGTTTTTTGAGAAACCGAATCCCCATTCTGGTGCTCGCCGCCTTCACCCGTTGCGTATTTCTCGGTTGCGTGAATTTCGTGACCACCGGCTTACGGTTCACGAGGTAGCCGGAATCGTGCCGGTCCAGACCGAGAAAGTTGTCGCTAAACATGTAGCGAAAATAGCGCATACGCCCTCCTTTATATTACCCGGACCCGTCCCCGTCCCCAGCCCCGTACCCGTCCCCGGACCCTGACCCGGCCCCGGACCCGTACCC